TGACCTGTATCAGAGTATTAAAGTTACTCTGTTGTCCTTGCTTTAACTCGCTGGTTTCGGATCTGGTAGCCTTGCTGCGAGTTATGTCTACTAGTGTTGTGATTCGGTAACGGTTCATAATCTGCTATTATTTACGCAGATAAAAAAAGGCCGGAAATTAATCCGGCCCTTCCTTCCCATCCCTAGGAATTACTCAATTATAGTGCTGGTTTGAAGTTAGCAATAACAGTGATTGTAGCACCAGATGCAGTAGTTGTATTTGGAGTACCACCTGAACCTTGTAGACGGAAAAATACGTCTGTAGTTGTTCCGCTTACAAATGCTGAACCGTCAGCTGTACCAAAAGCCGCGAATGTGAAAGCGTCTGGACCGTTAGTATCGGAACCATTGCCTGAACCGCCTGCTGCTGTTAGTTGACGATAAACTGCTAATAGAACAGCGTTTGTTAAGTTACCAGTATCGCTCTTAGTAACTGGGACTACAAGCCCGAACACTGCCTCTTGTGAGTGGATTGCGAATTTATTAAAATTATTCGCTACGTATGTGCTTGATAGATCTGCCATGATATTTTCTCCTTAATCAATGATCCCGCTCCGGGACCGGCATATTATTTATAAGGGTTTGGAGAAAACGTCAGATATCAGCGTGTTTTGGCACGATTTGCCGCAGTAAAGTGTAATCTTGGTACTAGTTTAATTTTGCTAGACCCTTTAACATACCCTTCGCCACCACGCTTACCTTGTATGCTAGCCTTGACTTCCGCCTGCTGATCTAACTGATCTATGATATCGTCCTTGATTGACATGATCTGTTCTATCACCGTGAACACTGCTTCAAAAGCACCTGCGTGTGATTTGATATACCCTTGTATTTTGGCTTTCTTTGGAGCACTGACCTTAGGATCACTGTTAACCCAATTCTGGAATCTTTTGTTTAATCCAGAAAAACTACCCGTGTCAGTTTGCTCGTTGACAAATCGATACAACAGATTTTTAAAGTCGCCCATCTTATCTACTGCTAGTTGATTATCATCTAACAGCTTATCAATTTGTGCGGCACGGCTAGTAACATACTGTCTAACAGATTTTAATTTAGCTTCATCGATACTAGGCAGCACATTAACAGTAACTGGTCCTTGTATCATCACAGGCCCTTGCAATTTGATCCCTTTCATAGGCAGACGTACCTGTGTAGAATTTCCATTAAGATCAATATAATTATGTACGACTACACCTGCTTCGCTCTGTGCGATTTTTTTACCTAACGTCGAATTCTGAGGAATATTATATGTTACTGTATTTGGAGTGAATACGTAATCGCCTGTGTTATCTTTAGGAGGTTGCGTGTAATACAGTAGGTCGCCTTTGATATATCCTCTGAAATTGGGTTCTACCATCTGGGCAAATTTATCCCACAGACCTTTCATACTGCCAGCAAATTGTCTACGAGTATCGTCTACTTCCTTGCCTCTGCGTAATAACATGTTTTCTAAATCGTCAGCACTGGTAACTTTTCCATCGTAGCCCTTAGCACCAAACCCTGCGATGTCAGTGAGAACAAACGCACCTGATTCATTTCTACCAAAATAAACAGCAGGGGATCCGTCCCATTTGACAGTGATATCGTCTACCGATTTAGCCATAACAGCTAATTCGTCTAAGGCTTCTAACGCACCCTTAGATCCATCGACTACGACAAGATCTTCAGCGTGTTGTAACTCTCTGCCTACCTTGGCTTCGGTTAAAAATTCAAATGCTCTCATTTAACGATCTCAATCATTTTACGCATCCACCCGATGCTGCCTGGTTGATAATTTTCAAGAGCTTCTTGTTTAGGTAATGCTATGTTTTGTTTTCCTAATGTTTCTCTTGCTGCCGAAACAAGTTCTTCGTAGTTAGGTAATTTTTTAATATAGTTGATGATAGAATCAACTGAACCGATGTCTTTAGTAGTGGCTGTTTGACCTAACAACTGTTTAGCAATTACATTCCAATCATCGCCGTTCTCTACAGGTTCATTAGTATCGCCGTGGAGTAGTCCAAATTTAGGACTATATTTAAATCCTCTAGCACGAGCAATACTACTTAACACAATAGCTCTGTGTTCACCGCGATAAATTCCACTACCGCCACGCATAGAACCCTGTTGGAATTTAGGATTTACAGTTAGCATGAAATCAGTTTGTCCAAACCCGTTAGTTTGGTCGCCTAGTATCGGTGTTCTAAAATGTACATTGTCACCGGCATCTTTGATCCAGCCGTCATTTTTCTTTGTGCCTTGATTAAAAATATTCTTTTCATCTACACCATTTGCTCTACACCAATCTACTAATTTTGCTATTAATTCTTCTTTGCTGATTTCCCTAGCATCGACTGAAAGGTCTAGATCTCCTGAACTGTTTAATTCAAAGGTTCCATCGGGATCTTCTTTACGACCAGTTGTGCCCAGCCACTTCACAGGCTTCTTATCATCCGGGTCTATTTCTTTGGTAAAATCTAGACCTGTGATTTTTTCTAGAAAGTCAACGGTTCCTGCTACATCCTTGGTAGCTATTCGTTGAGTTATGGGTGTTTTGTCGGCTGTTTTAAAAACGTTGCCGCCTTCGAATAAATCAATCATCTGTGCTTTCATCCAATTTTCTTTTAGATTTTCGTGATTCGGCAATTTTACGTATGCCTCTGGTAAATTTAGCAGGGTCCTGTCCGCGGATAGCGTTGAGTAATCTACGCTCTAGCTCGTCTGCTACTTCAGGATCATACTGCTTTTTCATAGACTCTATTAGATTGATAGCAGAATTTATGATATTTGTAGCTCTGCTTTCAATAACAGCGTCAGCATTCCTAACAGAAGCAACTTGATTAAGTTCTTGGAGGATTGACCGTGTGCTTAATTTCATAATATTAATTATCCTATCGTATATTTAACCTATTATATAATCTATTTCTAATTTCGTAAATGTGCGATCGCACAACGATTAGTATAAATATCTCAGTAGAAATACTGATTCTACACACACTTACAGAGGACAAAAAAATGAAATCACTAAGCATTAAAATGTTAGGAATGTTAGAACGCCTTGCTGAAATGTTCCCTAAACAGAGCTATCAAAGCGATTTAGACCGCTACATATCATCCCGACACCCACAAAACGCCGTAGATGTAGAACACTTTACCAAAGAGTTCGAACAAAAAACCACACAAGGAAAAATACTATGAAATCGTTTATTAACTATATCTGGTCCGTAATGGACTCATTTGGCAGAGCTCGTGCCGCAAGTCACTTTGCTCGCATGGGCAATCATGAAGCAGCTAGACGCATAATGGCGGAATAAATCGTGTTTACTCTTGATTTATATCCCTTAGGCATATATAATAATACATACACAAACACACAAGGAGGAGTTATGTTTTCACCAGTTTTTTATATCGAATCTTTTCAAAATACAAAAAAGATCATAACTGATCAAGTTTTCAAAGATCCTGCTTTAAACAAGGCAGCACACGCATATATCGATTCACAAACACAATTTGCCAAGATGGCTGTAAACAACACCATTGACATGGCTAAGTATTCTGTGGAATCAGTTAGTAAATATCTGTTTCCAAAGACGGAGCAGGCTTCACAGGCTCCCTACAAAGTAGAAAAAGAAGCCAAGTAAGACATACACACACAAAGGAGATTATTATGTCATTCGAAACACCAAAATTACCAGAAGTAAAATTCAACAAGAACGGCTACGAAATCCGTACTGATATCTTAGGCATGGCCAAGGATCTCGTTCAAAGCGACTTCCACATGAAGTTCCAAGGTTGGGAAATGACTGCCCAGCGTGACGAGAAGACTGGTCAAATTGTTAATACTGTTAACATGCCAGAGTATCCAGGACTAGATAAAGTTCTTGAAACCGCAGAAAAAATGTATAGTTTTGTTAACAGCGGTACAAAGAAGTAATATTATGTGCCGCGTAGCGGCTTATTAAATTATAGAAGTAGAATAGAAAGGACCTTAGGGTCCTTTCTTGTTGACCATAGCTGCTATAGATCGTTGTCTAGGTGTAGATCTAGCAAAGTCTTTAAAGGCCATTCCGGAGTTTAACCAAGAAGATATACGCTGATATTGGTATACATCCGATTTATCATAGTTATGGAAGATGTTGGCTACTTCTTTGCCTTTGATTGTTAACTGACGCTTGTCGGGCCAGAGTCCTGATATTTGATTCAGTGTTTGATAGTTGACTTGAGAAACAACTAAAAATTGATACCTAGGAACTTTTAAGTGATTCATAACATACCATCTATCTCTTCCTGGGTGTATTCTATATCTTTCGCCTTCATCCACAGCCACCAATGGTGTCAGCCATTTATTAGTCTTAGACCAATGTTCGTAGAGCATTAGTATTTTTTCTATTCTATAGAGGAATTCATTTTTAGGAACTATGGATTTTTCTTTATTCCATAGATCAGCTATTAGGATTTTGTTTTGATCAAATACAGTAACATCGCCGCAATTTTCATACGCACATAGAAGTTTAGCATAGATAGGATCCATGCGTTCTGTATAATCTTGTTCTTTATCAATACTAGACCAAACGTAGGTTTGAGATAATTCTAACTCCTTGATGTTAACAGGAGTCATTACTGTTCCTGTTCTGCTTGCTTCTCGAATGTGAAATCGTCAAGATTAACGTCTGGATGTCTTTCACGTAACTTGGCCACAGCATCTTCTTTACTATCTGCTACGATTCTGGCAGATCTTCCTGAAGGTGTGTGCGTTACCAAATAGGTTCCTGGACCGTCGTTGGCATCTTGTTCTGGTTTTTCTTCTTCTTTGGCTTCAGACGCATAGGAGTATGGCAGTCTATCTTTGATGTCAGCGATGGCTTTTGTAACATCATATCCGCCTGCTACGATATCTTTAGAGTTGGTTTTAATCTCTTCTGCTTTGCTTTGCATTGCTTTGATAATTTCTTTCATCAGCCCTGGGTATTTTTCTGAGAATGCTTTATCACCTCTAGAATAAGAAAGACTTTGATTACCGTTGTTCATTTGTCCGGTAGGAGCATGCATCTGCCATTTGCCGTTTTCATCTTCTTGATTTTGTTTATCAAAAATACTAACGATCGGGCCTTCTGGAGCATAGCGTTCAAACCAACGTTGTCCAGAACTAGATCCTGTACAGAAGCTGGCATTGAAACCTGCTGCGTTGTTGAAGTTATAGCAAGCACCGTAGTTGTAGGGCAGTGTGATCAAGAACTGTTCGTTGTCAATCAATGTAGTTTCTTTCTTTTCACGTTTGTGTTTTTCGATAACTTCGGCATCTTTGATACGTCGAAGTTCTTCACGATAATCTCTGCTTTGAATAATCTGTTGTATTTGACGTAGATTCTTAAACTTATTAAAGTCTTGATGTGGTTCTTTTAGCTTACCACGAATGCTTAGGGCTTTCCAAGCACCTAGAGCATCACCACCTTCGCCGTTGATATCTTCGTAGTCAACAACACCATTGATATATAAACGGGTCAGCCAATCGTCAAACTTACCATCTGCTGATAGGTCACCGTAATCAGTGGTTCTTAGAGAATCGTCTAGGAGATCGCTCCATAGGCGTAGAATCTTTTCATCGCGTTTCTTAGATTCTTCTGGATCTTCCTGTCCAACAGCTGATCTGAAAGTTGATAGGTCTAGGGCAGCTACTTTGTTCTTAGGCAATGAACTATCGTGACGCATGGCGATGCCCAGCATCTTGATAGTTTTTGGATCTTTGATTTTAGCAGCTACATTAGCTTCTTGAAGATCTATTTTATTAAGTACTTGATCTAGTTTCATCCTGATATCAATGCCCTTTTAAAGAATGTTAAGATAGCTCCTATTTTTTTAGTGTCACCACCGGAAATATCTTTGAGTAACTGTCTAGGACCTTCTGGGAACTGTGATGAATACCCGCTACCATAACTTCTGGTTATGTTGCCAGTGGTTTCTGGATAATAATGACTGGCCGCCATTAGTACTGCTGTGTTAACGGCTGCTGAGATAAAGTCCGGCGATTCGCCGGTTCCATTTTCAAGTGCTTCAAGACCGTTCTGTAATTTTTCAATCCTTTCTAATTTCTTTTTGGCTTTTTCAAATGCGTCATTCTTGATCATGTTTGTGACATGGCCTTTGATGTCTGCCATGGCTGTTTGGATAGCTTTGGCCCACAAAGGTTTAAATTTCTTAACTAAAACTTCGTTGTTTATTTCTGTAGTATCCGCTCCTCTTTGGGCATCGGCACGTTTTTTCTGTTTGTCTTGAACTGCTGTGGTATTTTTACCAACATAGAATTTTTGTAGTTTGCCAATCTCACCTTTGAGGAAGTCGATGATATTACCACCTCTGCTGTCCGTGGCAGATTTTACTTCACCGCCCGCACTAGCCACAGCATCATAACTACCTGTGTTGCCGCCTCTGGCTTTGATAGCACCAGTGCCCTTGGTTCCTTGTATAATTACCCAAGCACCCCTGTAGCTATCTTTTAGATCACTCCAAGATATCTTTTCTACCTGTCGATAATCTTGGTCGTGTGCTAGAGCCATATCCGAGTGAAGTTTCTTTATGACTTCTTGACCTCCGGGATTACCGGCAATCAATGAAATAGAAGTACTAGCTTCGTCAACATAGTCTTCGAGCAATTGAGCAAATAATTGGCAGCTTTCTAGACGCATTTTAGTTACACCATGTTTGTTTAGCATCGCCAAAGTATTCGCGAGCAAATCCGTTACGGATTAATTCGGCACGTAGACTAACACCATTTAGAATGATGTCTCCCAATACACGACCACCAAACTTATCCCATCCATAGAGAACGACCTGATGTTTTTGTGTAGTTGCAACTGCATTCTTAGTAAAGGCTGACGCGGCTTGTCCT